ATTTGAAAGATTGTTTAGTACAAACAGATCCTCCTACAGACACATCTCTCCAAACAACTACATTAGATTTTGATCTCATCTCAAAAGAAATTCTTGTTTCAAATGTCGTTGTCGCTTCTTCGGATGGAAGTAACGTTGCTACTAATGTGAACAGTGAAATTGTGATACCAGATAAAACCACATTCAATGGTGTTGGTGTAGTATCACCAGGTATGAACATAATTGTGACACCTGTGAATATATACAGATACGAAAATAGTCAATGGGTTGGATACACAGCTTCAATTAGTACCAGTAATACTATACATTTTTCAGATGACGGAAATGTTATAGTAGAAGTTCGTACTGGTATATGGGAGTGGAATGGAACACAATATATATTTACATCAAACCCAAATATAATTGCACTATCTAGAGATGGTAATTTTTATTGTGAAGAGGGATCGGGTTTAAGACTTGAAATATTTAACATAACAGGAACTCGTTTAGGGGAGTTTTTTAACAAAGCAGTTAATGTTGCAGTGTCTCAAGCACATTTATCTCATGATGGTACAAAATTGTTAATCGTACTTAATGATATTGTTTACGTATATCAATATACAACCGATTGGTTTAGATATGGTCAAAATGTAACACTTTTCGAATCGGGTATACTCACATATGTAAAAGATGGAAATAGTTTTTTTGTGTATAACCCAAATGAGCAATATAATCATCCAGCTACTGCTACTGGGGTTGGTCGTGTATACGTCTATGACACTACAACAACACAATGGACTGAGGTACATAGATATAAGGGTTCCGGTGGAACGTATGCGTCAATGAGTGATGATAAATTGAAATTACATATTAAAAGAAGTGATAATGAAACAGATGTAATTACACTGAAGGAATTGACCCGCTCAGTTGAAGGATACGACGAGGTTGTTATACAAAGTGTTGAAAATATAGTTGATGCCGGTAGTAATGTGTATGGTGCCGGTTATCAGAGTTTAGTATCTCAGGTACAAGAAATATTTGCTTTTAACATTAACACTTCATACTCACAAAACATGATTCAATTTTTACCTCTTAGTTTAAATGATACAATAATATCTAATAATGGTTTAGTTCGGGTGGATCATTATACACTTCGTAATCCCCCGCCGGGGGCGGCGAATTTCAACGAGGTTCGTGTGTTTAAAAGAGGTTCTATATCAACTGGATTTGGGCTGTTGAATATTACAGATCCTGCCGCGGACCTCGAGTCGGTCGGTGTAGACCAATCTAAAATATCCCTGTCTGGTTCAAATAATATATTTAGTAAGTTTTCTATATCCAAAACAGGTAGATATTTTGCTGTACAGGATCATACTAATAATGAAGTTCTTGTCTACGAGGTTTTCAACGGATTTTATAGAAATATCCAGTATGTAGATATAACAGTACCAAACGTATCAGCTAATACACAATTTATGTCATCTTTAGTAGGTCTTAAATTCTCCGATGACGAAACAAGTTTTACAATGTATGGTGGTAACAACAATATTCAAACGTTTCTCATATCAGATCCAACTATTGCAGAGACAACGATAACAGAAAACGATTTTGTTCACCCTATAGTGGCCGTTTCAAAAGACGTAAATAGATTTATTAAATATGACTCGTCCACTAATATTATAAAAATTTTCACTATCAACTCAGGTGGGACACTTATTTCAAGTTTACCTATCAATTTACCATCTACTCCGTTAGCATTTGAATTAAGTAAAGATGGAATATTGGCAGCAGTGGTGACAGACACATTTACTTACATATATTCTTATGATGGGGCAGGATGGAAACAGAAATCGTCCCTGTTTGTTGGTATTGATACTTTTAGGAAATTTTATATGATAGATGACGGTAATACACTGATTTACATAAAATCCGAATTACCAGCTAATCGTACCCTGGTTGAAGTGTATACATATAACAATAATATTTGGAGTCGTATACATCAAGAAAATGATAACAGTACCATCGGTACATTGGGTATTGGAGATGTATCCCTTAACGGTCACCATATAGTGTCGTTATATGATGAAGATCCTCGCTTTCCAAAACGAAACTTAAGATTAAAAAATATTGGTACTCAACAATTATCAGTTGTAGTTGGTGTAGATAAAGACATAAGTCAAGTGTACCCAAAACAAATATTATCTTGTAAATTATCTTTAGAAATGGTATTTTTAGATAAATATGAACGGGCAATTGTGAAAGATAAGAAAAAAGATTATGTAATAACTCAATTACAACACAATAGATTTTTAGCATCAAAAGGATTACAAACACATAAATTTAGAACTAACTTTTTAAATCCTGTAAAAGAATTATTCTTTATTATCAAACGTGAAAATAAACGAGAGTATTTAGATTTTGTATCACCTTTTGACTATGATAATGATACAATTACTAGTGAAAACAAACTCATTTTCTATGAAAATCTAAAGAGTCTTGAATTCAAATTAAACGACACACAAGTATTAGATGAAGATACAGGAAATTTTGCATTCCTCAAGGCTATACAACCAGCTATTCATCACTCTAAAACACCGTTGATTAGACGATTTTACACCTATAGTTTTGCATGTGAACCAGAACAACATTTCCCAACAGGGCAAGTAAATTTCAGTCTCGTAAATAATCAATTGATGACATTCAATCTTACACAGAATACAACAAGTAATAGAAATATAGACATATACGCTTTAAGCTATAACATACTTAGGTTAGATAAAGGTATGATGCGAGTAATGTTTAATACGACATGAACATGCAAACGGGTTTCGGTGATTCGGGTGACAATATGGCTGAGCAGTATATCAGTACTATGATGAATATTGTCACACCTGTATTGGAAAAATCCATGGTGTTGGCTTGTGAATATGCGAAAGTTTGTGGGAGAGATATTGTACTCCCAGAAGATATCGAATATGCAAGTAAGTACTGTGCCATGTACACAGTTGGGGAGGATATTGGTAGCATTTTTCCAGAAATTTACAATGACCAAGACGAAGAAGACGAAGAAGACGAAATTGAGGAAGTTGATGATGCTGACTGTCCACCATTCGCAAGGTACTCCGGTACAGAGGAAAGGTTCAAACGTATCAATGAAGCCTACGATAGATGGGATTCATGGCAACCCCAGAATCCGACAGAAGTCATGTTAAAAAATGCTATTAATAGTAATGGACCCAGTGGGATGGACTAATAGTGAATTTAAAGTTATTGATAATGACTCAGAAACAGACAGTGATACAGATTCTGATACAGAGTCTGAAGAAAACAATCAGGGGACAAGGGGTTATTCTGTACAAAAGTACAAGAAAATATTAGATGAAGTTGAATTGTTACCAGAATAATTTTCTATACTTACAATAAATGTCTAACGCCGCTCTCGAAACTGTCCAGGTTCTCACTAAGGAGCTCCAATCCCAGTCTCTCAACTCTGTTGTCGCGGGGTTTTCCTTCGCGGCTGCCATCTCTTGGCTTGATCTCGTTCGTTGGGCTATCAACCAGATTGTCCGCGTCCAGAAGAACGGTGGCCTCCATTATGGTCTCACCGCTCTGTTCACGACTCTCCTCTCCGTCGTTGTGTACCTCGTGATCGCTCGCTTCTCTCCCGGTGTGAAGAAGCCCGTCGCCCCCGTGTACGCTGTCACTCGCTAAGTTTTCTTACGTGTGATGACCAGAGTAAGCATACCAAAAAATAAAATTATAGAAATCAAGACGTATTGTCTCCATCTATACGGATCCTCAAAATCGGGGATGCTTATAGGCGGTGGTAAAACCCCAACATCTGGTGCAGTATGCTTAGATATTGCTTTAAATTTTCCCGTATTACACTCAATCTGAAATTTCAGAACATGTTCCTGATGCCTGAAATCGTATGGAATCATTCGACCTTGACTCATGTAATAAAACTGTATATGTAAACTCTTAAGACCTTTTTGAGACCCAGAGAAGAACGTGTGTTCAACAGGGTCATCTGAAATGTAATTTACATAAGGGCCGTTGATCAATATCTGACCGGTATAAAAGGGTTCTCGAAGATAAACATCTTTATTGAATGTCTCGGAACCTGTACCTATACGCAGTAAAAATGCATTTGGTCCTTCAAGGTTAATAGACCCACCGGTGTATGTACCATTACCCGGTATAGTTATATTCTGTGGAGGTAGACCAAATAATTGATGAGGAGTTGTGTTACTCGATGAAACGAGATTGGATACTGTATCATCTG